AGGAGCCGACGATCGTTCCGCTGTTCCGTACGCCGGAGCCGCGTGAGGTTGAGGGTGCGATATTCGACCCGGAGCGCGTAGACAAGGCGATTCGTGCGCTGGGTTCGTTGCGGCACACGAAGGGCAAGTGGGCTGGTCAGCCGATCGTCCCGAACAACGTGCAGGTCGCGTACATCATCGCGCCGATCTTCGGCTGGATTGCCCCGAACTCTGAGAGCGATCTGGTGCGGATCATCCGTGATGCGTACGTGGAGATGCCCCGTAAGGGCGCGAAGACGACGCTGATGTCGGGCCTGGCGATGATCCTGGGTTTCGCTGATGACGAGCCGGGTGCTGAGGCGACCAGGCGAACGCCGCGTTCAAGCCGTTGGCTGCGGTGGCGAAGTCGTCGAAGGTTCTGCAGGACGCCGGCGTGCGTGCGCTGCGCAACGAGATCGTGCGTGACGCTGATGGCTCGGTCGTGAAGACTGCGTCGTCTCGCGGTGACCTGGCGCATGGCGCGAACATTCACGGCGGCCTGGTCGATGAGTTGCACGTCCATAAGTCGCCGGATCTGCTCGAGGCGATCGAGTCAGGCACCGGCGCACGTCGTCAGCCTCTGATCTTCATCATCACGACTGCGGACGATGGTCAGGTCACGTCGGTGTACGCCCAGCGCCGCGGCATGATCGAGAAGATCGCGTCGGGCGTGCTGTCCGCGCCGACGATGTACGGGGTCGTGTTCGCGGCCGAAGAGGCCGATGACCCATTCAGTCCGGTGACGTGGGCGAAGGCAAACCCCCTGTACCCGGTGACTCCGTCGCCTGAGTTCATGCGGTCGGCTGCCGACAAGGCGAAGGCTGGCCCGGTCGAACTGGCGTCGTTCCTGCGGTTGCATCTGGGGATCCGGGCGAAGCAAGATGCGCGGTTCATCGCTTTGGATCGGTGGGACCGCAACGCGGTTGCTCTCGACGAGGCGTCACTGTCGGGGCGGCTGGCTTATGGCGGCCTTGACCTCGGTTCGACCTCGGACCTCACGGCGCTGTCGTGGATCTTCCCGCAGGAATCGGGCGGGTATGACGTTCTGTGGCGGTTCTGGATGCCCGAGGCGGCTCTGGACCGTCTGGATGCTCGTACGCAGCGCAACGGGTCCGCATGGGTCGATGCCGGCCTGATCTCGCTGACTCCTGGCGATGTCACCGACTACGACTTCGTGAAGGCTCAGATCAAGGACGACCTCGAGGCGTTCCAGGTCTCGGCGGTGGGTTATGACCGCTGGAACGCGACCCAGCTCGTGATCGACCTCGAGGCTGAGGGTGCACCGATGGTGCGCGTCGGTCAGGGGTTCGCCGGCATGTCGGCTCCGTTGAAGGAGTTGGAGCGGCTGGTCCTGTCTGGGTCGGCCGCGGCGCCCACGTTCCGTCACGGCGGCAACCCGGTGGCGCGTTGGATGGTCGACAACCTGCGGGTGGGCATGGACGCCGCGGGGAATGTGAAGCCCGACAAGGCCAAGTCGATGGACAAGATCGACGGCGTGTCGGCTGTCGTGACGGCACTCGCTGTCGCGCTGAGCACTGAGGTGCCCAAACCAAGCATTTACGAGTCTAGGGACGTTCTTGTCCTGTGAAGGGGGCTGGCACATGGGTCGCGACCGCCTCCTGAAGAACCTCATTCGCGAACGCTTCGTGGTCACGCTGCTGGACGGCCAAGCCTTCGACGGGCTCCTGGATCGTCACGACGACGCTCACCTGGAGTTCGTTGACGCGCACGCGATCGACAAGGACGCCCGCGTGTCGGTCGATGGCCGGCTGTACGTTCCCCGCTCGCAGGTCGCCTACATGCAGGTCCCGGAGGCATCGTGATTGTCTCCAGCGGCGCCGCTTTGGACTTCGCGCCCCAAGCTCTTGCCGAGTCAGTGCCGATGGCGTCGGCGACGGGCTACTACTACGCCGACCAGGGCGTGCCGCTACTGAACTCGTTCGCGCTGTACGGCCAGATGTACCGCGGGCAGCCTTGGTTGGCGACCGTGGTGGACAAGGTCGCGAACTCGGCGGCCCGCCTGTCGTTCAACTCGTGGGACAACTCGGGCGCACAGAAGGCCCGCGACGTCGATACGCCGTTCGCGAAGCTGTGGAAGCGGCCCTGTCCGCTGATGCCGCGCTACTCGTTCTGGCGGTGGACCTTCTCGACGTATGAGGTCTATGGCGAGGCGTTCTGGCTGAAGTTGCGCAACTCCTCGGGCGAGGTCGTCGGGCTGTTCCCGATGCACCCCTCGCGCACCATCGTGAAGCGGCTTCTGCCGGAAGAGCAGGCCACGCTCGGCTACCGCACGAACATTCAGTACATCTTCAGTCTCGGGGTCGCCTCAGCAGGCTTGCTCAAGGTCTCCGAGGACGACGTTGTCCCCTTCCGGCGCTACAACCCCGACAACCTGATGCGCGGTCTCTCGCGCGTGGAGCCGCTGCGTTCAACCCTCTACAACGAGGATGCGTCGCGGCGTGCCGTGGAGTCGTGGTGGAAGCGTGGCGCCCGTCCTTCGTTGATGATCTCGGCACCTGGCGCGCTCGGTCAGACCGCTTACGACCGCCTCAAGGCGACCGTGGAGAAGGTTCACGGCGGCGCGGACCAGATGGGCGGCACGCTGCTGCTCGAGGAGGGCGCGAAGCCGGTTCCGGTTCAGCTCTCCGCTGAGGAGATGCAGTACATCCAGTCGCGGGTGCTGAACCGCGAAGAGGTGTGCGGGGTCTATGACGTCCCGCCGCCCGTGATCCACATCCTCGACCACGCGACGTTCTCCAACATCACCGAGCAGATGCGCTCGATGTACCGCGACACGATGGCGCCGCGCCTCGAGGACGTCGAGTCCACGATCGAACACCACCTGACGATCCCCGACTTCGGAAGTTCGGGCGACGTGGAGGGCCGGTTCGCGCTCGACGAGGTTCTGCGCGGTGACTTCGAGACCCGTGCGACCGCTGTCGGGTCGCTGGTGGAAAAGGGCGTCATGAAGCCGTCCGAGGCCCGCCCACTGTTCGATCTCGACGACGCCGGCCCCATCGCCAACAAGCTCTACGCCAACTCGGCGCTGCAGGAGCTCGGCACGCCCGCCACGCGCATCACGGTCACCGACCGCACCGCTGTGGCGACCCCGGGCGAGCAGGAAGCCGCGAGTGACGCGAACGAGGCCGTGGCTAGCGAGATCGACTCCCAGGCGGCCGACCGGAAACCACCTGTGAAGAACGTGACGCGGTCCCGTGACCGCTCAGAGCGCCGTGCCGCCGAACGTCGCGGCCAGTGGCGCAAAGACGACACCGAGGAGGCGTCATGAACATCATCCGCAAGGACGCGACGATCACGAACACCGACGAGGACTTCCCCGGCGCGTTCGAGGTCGTCCTATCCACGGCCACCAAGGACCGTGACGGCGACGAGCTGGCTCCCGAGGACTGGCAGCAGCCCCTCCCGGACCACATCACGTTCGACGTCGACCACGGCATGAGCGTGGAGAAGACCATCGGTTCCGGTGTGCCGTCGATCGAGGACGGGAAGCTGATCGTCCGCGGCACCTATTCGAGCCTCCCGCGCGCCCAGGAGGTGCGGACGCTGGTCAAGGAAGGCCACATCCGCACAACGTCGGTGGCGTTCTCCTCGAAGAAGTCCACGAAGGACGGCGCCACGCGCACGACCCGCGAACTGCTGAACGGAGCATTTGTGGCGATCCCCGCGAACACTGAGGCCGTGGTGTTGTCGGCGAAGGCCGGCGCCCGCAACTCGACTGCGGACCAGAAGAACCTGCAGGCGGCCCACGACGCGGTCGTGGCGGTCGGCGCGATCTGCGCTGGCCCCGAGGACTCGTCCGGTGCCGAAGAGGGCTCCGAGGGCGGCAAGTCCTACGACTACGCCGGCGACCTGCGCACGAAGTCGCTGGACGAATGGCGCGCGGACTGGAACGCCGACGTGGCGACCAAGGCCCTCAGTGCCGACGACACCGTCTCCATCAGTCTCACCGGCTATGCCGGCGGGTTCAGCGCGTCGGTGAGCACGTGGTCGGCGCCCGCGCTGGAGATCGACGCCTGGGCCGACACCGCACAGAACGCACTCGCTTCGGCCCTGCAGATCCTCTCAGGCGGTCCCGTGGATGACGACGGTGACGAGGCCGAGACCAAAGACGTGAACGAGGAAACTACCCCGAACGCCGACGAGAAGTCGGCTGACGCGGATGCCCTCGACCTGCAGATGCTCGCGCTCCGCGTGATCGCATCCGCCCATATCGGCTAGCCCTCGCGCTGGCCTTCATAACAACTGAATAGACCCCCACCAACTTCAAGCCCCGTACGGACCGTGCGGGGCTTTTGCGTTCCCGAAAGGATCGTGAATTGCCATGAGCGAAAGCTCTGCCAAGGAGTCCATGAAGACCCTGGCCGTCAAGGCGCAGGAAGTCGTCGCGGACGAGACCAAGACGTTCGCTGAGCGTCGCGAAGAGCTCAACAAGATCGAGAAGGACATCAAGGGCTTCGCCGACGAGATCTCTGCCTACGAGCAGGCTCGCCGGATCATGGGCGGCGCGGAGACGTCCGAAGAGGCGAAGGCTGCCGAGGAAGGCGAGACGAAGTTCGTCAAGTCCCTCGGTCGCCAGGTCGTCGAGTCGGAGGCGTACAAGGCGTTCGCTCAGGGCAGCGGCCAACGGTCGTTCGCCACCGAGGTGAAGACGGTCAACACCATCGACGAGGGCACGGCCTTCTCGGGCGGTTTCCCGAACGGTATGGGTGGCGCCGCGGTGCAGCCCGACTTCCTGCCGGGGATCGTGGACATCCGCTTCCGCAAGCTCCTCATCGCGCAGTTGTTCGCGCAGGGCTCAACGGCCTCGAACCAGATCTCCTACGTCAAGGAGACCGCGTTCCAGAACAGCGCCGCAGGCGTTGCTGAGAAGGGTGCGAAGCCGCAGTCTTC